CCTCGTCCGCATAGACAATGACTGTTCCCTCACGGCGCGTATCACCTTCCTTAAACATGTTGTAAACAGTACTCGGCATGGTATTCTGCCCATAACCTTCGCCCAAGCCGCCCTGCTCGGCACTTCTCGGGTCAACAATGTTACGACCACCCAAAGAACGTGCAAGACCAAACCCTTCACCGGAGTTATTGCCGGCATAACATACCTCAAAGATAGATTCCGCACACCATTCTCCGTCTTTCACCCATAAGTTTTGATAATCAGGGTTCAACCGGTATCTTCCACTGGTGATTATTTCTTTCATGTCATTCAATGCCACCTGATATTTAGTCTCATCACGATGGAACAAAATAATTTTGGCACGAAGCAGCTTGGCAGCATCCCGGCAAACGCGTCCCTGCTGTGTAGCACTGCGCTGGGGCAGATACTTAGTCACTTCGTCATCCAAGTCACCCATCATAAACTCATAAATTTCTTCACGGGTTCCTTTGGCAACGCTATACATTTCACTGGCTGCCAGATAATGTTTGATAAGCGGGAATTGCTCATACCCCATAAACAGATGGTAATAGAAAATGGCACGGTAAAAGCGCGCTTCGGCAGAAATGGAATTGACAAAGTCTGCACTGAGGTTGCATCCGGCCAATTTGTCAATCAACAGATTGGCAGCAATGACTCCATTGAACAAGCCAAAATCCCACTCATTCCACCAAGAACCATATCCCCATGCACCGAAACAAGAAGTCGCGTCATAGGTAAAAGTATCCCATTTCGTCTTGTAAGACCCCTCACCGATACCACCACCGGTTTCGGACTCATCACCCAGCAAAGAAGAGTAAGACCAAACCTCCGGCATACGGGTCTGCATTTCATTCATCACGGCATACAAGCCCTTCATCATATCGTCTTCCGTCTTATAGAATTCGGTTTTATAATCCGCAAATCCAAATTTCCGCAGAATCCGAAACGAAGCGTTCGATTTTCAGGGAAAAGGACAAAACGAAGCGTTCAAAAAAGGAAAGCGCGCAACACTCAAAAAGCCGAAACAAAAGTTTTGTAATGACCTCTGTTTCGGCTTTATAATTTCATAAAAAATGGCTTTATAACGGCATTAAAATAAGGCTCAAAAGTTTGGCCTTCTGCTTGAAAAATTGTATCTTTGTTCAGTGCTAAGCAGCTGTTTTATGAACTAATTTTTCCTGTTTCTTATACAGCATCATGTCTGTATATTCGGCAGAATAATTCATGTGGGCATTGAATTCCTTTTTTGTACAACCCTCAAAAGGATTGCCAATGGTTTTGTTTGCTCCAATCCATTCACACAGTTCAAGTATGGAGGATTTATTGGATGTGAAATAAACGAAGGAATGCTTTTCGAGTATCTTTAAAACATCCAAATAATCAGACAAGCGCCAATACATATTGTACGTACCAACATCAGTGGAAAGATAAGGCGGATCAATTAAAAAGACGACTCCGGGAACATCCTTATATTGGTTGAATACTGCTTTGTAGTCGCATGATACAATTTCAAGCCCTTTTAAGTAGTCAGAAGACTCCGGATAACCGGTCTTGCGAATGTTGTTATAAAGGACTTCCTTGCGCATTTCGGCTACAGACAATTTATACTTCATGGAGAACATAAGTGAGGATGATAAGGTTATAAAATCCACGTACCCAACATTTAGTTCTTCTTCCTCGATACGTTTAAAAATGCGTTCTCTAAGTTCCCCTTTAATTGGTTTATGTTTGGGTATCGAATTACCCACCAGCTCCCTAATATCGGCAAGCAGTTTATTTGTCTGTGGGATATTTTTCAGTCTGAACCGGTAGTTGTCGAAGTCATTGTAGACAACAGTAGCATCGGGCTTGCTTCTTTTGGCTATATGCGAAAGAAGTCCGGAACCGCCAAACAAGTCCACAAACACGGTATCTTCAGGGAACTGTTCCAAAACTTTAATAAACTCTTTAGCAAACATTCTTTTTTGGCCTACAAATGGCAGTGGTGCAGATAAATTCATATTCTTCATACGTTCAAGTCAAATTTAATGTTTTCAACTCCGGATAACAGTTCCAGAGTCCGGTCAATGTTATTTTCATATATATGCACATTTCCAAGGTCAAGGGTTATGGACTTCAGGGGAAGCTCCACCTGCCTTGCCATCAGATAAAGATGATAAATATCAGCCGGAAGCCCAAGGTTCGCATCAGAACTACGCTGATATGCAGATAGCACCAATTCTCCCTCATCAATTTGGAACTGCACAAGACTCAGGCAGGGTGCCTGGTTGCTTTCCACCCCGGTTTCTCCAAGAAACAGGACATAATTCTTGCTGTTGCGCTTTTCCCGGTTAATCCTGGTTATGAGGGGTGGAAGCTTTTCAAAGTAAGTTGGATAGCTGTTTACAAGGGTATGGCCGCAATAATCCCACCAGGTAATCCCTGCCTCTTTGTATTTTTCCACATCCCGGACTCCTTGCATAAACAGTTTCAATTCCTCTTTCAGCTTTTTCCTGGCTATCCCGTGGCTTTCAAATATGTCAAGTAAATCAGCGGGGGTTAGCATGAGCCTTTCGTTTAATAGATACTTGATACGCCCTTTCCTATTGGTCTGGATTTTGCCCGTTTGGAGTATCTTGTCTAATGTCTGGTAATACTTATTCATGAGCTTTATTTTTGGTTGTACAAAGGTAGCTCTACCGGACAACACAAGGCATCCCCGGCACATCAATCACACTGCACCGAGCGTGCAGTGCTTTCCAAACCGTTTGATAACATCATACACCTTACGTTCGCTTACCGAATATTTATTTGCCAAAAACGCCACTGCATAAGTGGTCTTTTCACCTTGTTTTTTCATGACCTCATACTCCGTATATAAGTCTATGAATCGAAGGTCATCCTGCTTGCCGCCCAAACTTATAAGCATTTCAAGCGGTTCTCTGTTAAATTTAAGTGCTTCAAACAATGTCATATCCAATCATTTTTGTACTTTTGCAATGCCAATCATTTATTTAATGCGTAAAAACGCCACGAGAGTGCGGCAGAGGGCATTGCCCCCGGTCGCGCACTCTCGTGGCGTTTTGTGTTAATAAATGATTGGCGTCTATATTAACAGGCCGGGGGCTTTTTTTATCCCTCCCCCGAAGGGATTGTCAATCACTCAATCCGATATAATTCCAAATTGAACTTGTCCTTTTTTTCCCAGCCTTCAGCCAGAACTGTCTGAATGAATCCTACTGCTTTTGTATAGAAATCTTTCAGTTCTTCTAACTGAGTAAAAGTATGGTATTCCGGTTGTTCATCCGAACCAAACTTAAACGTCACTGGCAGGGTTTCTCCGCCCGTCTGAACGGCCAAATCGTATGCTGCCTTATAGTTGTACTGGTTCTCCACAGAAAGCCATACATGGGCACCATTATAGGCGAATCCGGATAGGATAGCCGCATCAGTCTGGCTGTTATACCAGGACATAACCAATGTGTGGATTTCCTCATCAGTAGGCTTATGCCCGAACTCCTCTTCCATGTAGGAGGCAGAGCCGTTCTCTTTTTCCTGCACATCCCATCGGATGCGCCATTTGTCTTTAACCGGGTTCGTGCATTCCATCAGCGAAACCCCGGAACTTCCTTCAACTCTTCTCATGTAAACACGTATTTGGTTCTACCTTTGCCGAATGTCTCTGTCTTGATGGTCGTTTCAAACGGGAAACCATCCGGCATTTCCT